GTGGGCTCGGAGATGTGTATAAGAGACAGCGCTGGATGTGCGCGGCCCGCCTGAGAAAGGTGTGCAGGCAGCACGTGCAGCCCTTTGCCCCCGCTTCCGAGTGGTACAATCCGCCCATGGCCTCTCCCGACGACAGAATCCCGATTTACTTGCTCTGGTACCTGCTCAGAATCCGCAGGCACAGCGGCGAGCTCGACTTCTTCGCGAAGCGTTTCGCCGCCATGGACGAGCAGAAGATGCTCATCGAGGTGCAGATGACGGGCGAGCTCTACAAGCGCGGCCTAATCCTCCTTCCCTCCGAGAAGAAGGGAGAGAAGGTCTTTAACCCGCTTTCGGTTTCCGCCGGGCCGGGAATCTCCATCATGAGAGCGGGGACCGAGCAGCGAATCTCGTACTGGAAGATGTTCGACCTCACCCCCGCCGGGAAGTACGTCGTCATCGAAACGATCCTCCAGCTGGCAGGCTCGACCGCGAAGACATTCGTCATCGCCTTGGTCGGCGCCGCGGCGGCCATCCTCCTCCACGGGTAGCGTCGACTTGCTCACCATCACGATCTCGTTCAGGTCGCGAATCTTTCCGTCCCAGAAGATGCGGTCGGCCGCTTCGTCGTCCTCGGCGTCGAGGTCCTGCCACTTCGTACCGAAGACCGTCTTGTAGATGTACCTGTAGTGGAACACCCTTCCTCCTTCCTCGTTATCTCCCGCCTTCTTGGTGGTGCTCCTTCTCGGAAGGCTCCTAGCCTAGCAACCGCTGCGCGACCACCAGCGCCAGCGCGCCAGCCATGCCGCACAGGAAGCAGATAGCCGTCTCCTTCGCGTTCATGTCTTCCCTCTTTCCGAGGTCGGTTCGCTTGGTTCCCATCGGGCGCGGCTGTCGTCACTCGAACAGGTCGTCCACCTTGCAGCCCAGCGCCGCGGCCACCCTCGCCATCACCCCGAGCTGCGCCCGGTCGATGCCTGCCTTGCGCCACCTATAGATGGCGGTCTGGGTTATCCCCGCTTCCTTCGCCAGGCGGTACAGGCTCATGCCCCTGTCCTTCGCGATCCTCTCGATGTTGCTGCGCATCCGCGCTCCCTCCTCCCAACGGCTGTTTACGTAAACCCGCGTGCTACAATGGATTTGCTTGAAAACCCTTCTGAATAGGAGGTGGTCAAACTGTTTGACCGAGTTTTTGAGCACCGGGTCCATGTGAGCTGCTCGGACCCTGCGGTTGGCCGCGCATAAGCCGAGCAGACAAAGCCGGAGATGTCACGGTCTTCGGGCGGCGCCTTCGCATCCACGGAGAGACGCCACATCCTCGTCGAGCGCCCTGCAAGCGTTACAGGCCGAAGGCCGCATGGCCGAGGCAATGGATGGTGCTGATGCGCGCTCCGGTGCGTCAGGTTGCGGACAAGCGTCGTGCGTAACGTGGCGAGAGGCCCTTTGCGGGTGGCAATCACGTGACTGATAGCCGCCCGCATCGTTTTTTGCGGTGCACTCCAAGCTGGTCGAGCTCGACCAAGCTCAGCAGTAGCACAGCAAGTCGAGGGCGACCCTTGCCGCCTCCGGGAGCGATCGCACCGCTTCCGGAGGCGCGTCCTTGTCCTGCGCCGTCCGGATGACGAAATCCACAAGGGAGCCCGCCATCGCGGCGATCGCCTCCGCCTTCTTCTCCTTGTCCATCTGCCCTCCTTCCGAGGTCGGTTCGCTTTGCTCCCATCGGGCGGGCCGTTCGCGTACGGAGGGCCATCATGCAGGACAAAGGGCTTAGCGTCCTTGTTCTTCTCCTGCAGCTTCTCGTAAACATGGTCCTCTTCCCACTCCGCGAGGCGCTTGGGCTCGTTTTTCGGGAGATTACCCCTCATCGCGAAGTCGGTAGTGGGCAGGTTCATCGTTTTCTTGTAATTGCTCGCCATAAAAGCGGCCCAGCCTTTCCCGATCGGTTCCTATGCAAAGCGCACGAGTGCGCCGTCCGTCAAACCACAAGATTATATCTTTTTAGCTTTCGTAATTCCATCAAGCCCATGATCTGCACATACTATTCCAATAGTCCCAGGAATTGCACGAAAAACAGGGACTTAGGCAATGGAAAGGTAACGTTATTTCGGTGCCTTTCCGTTAGGGATTGGACGATAGGGAAATCATGTTCCCCGAGGAGACCGACGCTGCACTCACGAGCGCGATAATGGTAACAAGGGGTTAGCGCCCCAAACGAAAAAAGAGCCCCGCGCGCCATACAATTCAGGCGCGCGAGGCTTGTTGGTTTCGGGATAATCTAGGCTCTAGTCTATCCCTAGTCTATCCGACTTATCCGGGATTGTCGGAGCATGTCGGAGCTTGTCGGAGCTACTGCCCCAGCTTCTCGATGACGGTATCAAGCTTGGCGTTGATAGCCTCGATGGCGGCGGCGTTGTCGGCAACCGCCTTGCCGATGTATTTGATGTGATCGTGGTCGTTGAGCTCCACTCCGCGATGCGTAGGGTCGTAGGTGCCCGTGACCTGCTCGTAGATGGTAGCGAGCAGCTTGTCCTGGTGTTCGGTGAGTCCCATGTCCTCTTCATCCTCCTGATTCTCGTTGTAGTCTGGCCGCACGACGCAGCGCACTGAGCCGTAGCCGCGCTGACGGCGGTAGACACCGCCGCCGTTCGACTGCGAGCCGCCCGCGCCGCTGCTCGTGTTGCCCTCGATGGTGGTCATGTACCCGTCGGACGGGTGATTCTCCTCGACGATGCCCACGTGGTCGGCGAGGCCGTCGCCGCCCCAGTCGAACAGCACGAGGTCGCCAGGCTCGGCGTCCTCGTTGTACGGGGTGCACCCCGCCTCGCGACCCGCGTTGACGATGTCGGGGCAGTATGCGCTCGGCATGCCCGCGCAGGGGACGCCCGCCCAGTCCAGGCAGTAGGAGGCGAACATGGCGCAGTAGGGGACGCCGCTCACGCCGAAGTACGGCTCGCCCGTCTTCTCGGCGAACCACCGCCCGAAGACCGTTCCCTCCTCTGGGTCGGTCCATCGCGAGTAGCCGATCCAGTCGCGGGCGCAGTAGAGCACGTCGCTAATCGTCCCCATTGCCGCCCCCTCTCGGCTCGAAGTCTGGCTCGTCGTGCGAGTCCTGCGACTCGATGAGCCGCTTTCTCTCGTCTGTCAGCTCGCCCATGGCTAGCCCTCCTTCGGCTCGGTGTAGTTCATCGCCTGCTCGCTGTCTCCCACGCCAGCCGTGGTCGGGTCGGCCACGATGCCCATGATCGCGAGCAGGGTGAAGACCGTGCCGACGATGGCTGTCAGCTGGTCTTGGAGCTGCCCGAAGTCGAGGGCGACGCCGAAGAGCCCCGCCACCTGCTGGATGAGGAGCAGGACCGCGGGAATCAGCGCGACCCAGAAGGCCTTGTTCTTCGCTCGTACTCTCCAATTGATGCTCATGAGTTCCTCCGTCTCTACTCTTCGTCGCCTCGGCCGAATTGCTCCTTCAGCGCGAAGCCGTACAGCTTCCAAAGCTGGTCGCGAAGGTGTTCGCGACAGATACCGACTCCAATTTCGCGGTCGTAGTTCTTCGGGTCGACGCAGCCAGACTGGTCGCTGATGGTGAAGCCGTTCGGCAGGTTCCACGCCACGATGGTGATGCCGGGGAACGGCTCCCAGACCTCCTCAAGGCATTGCGCCTGGATAGCATCGATGTCCTCATTGGTCAGTTTGTTTTTCATTTTCATTGGGTTCCTCCAATCTTCATGTCTTCCAGTCTTTCAACTCTCTCCGCAAGCTCGTCGTGCCGCTCGCCCGTCTTCTCGGCGAACCACCGCCCGAAGACCGTTCCCTCCTCTGGGTCGGTCCATCGCGAGTAGCCGATCCAGTCGCGGGCGCAGTAGAGCACGTCGCTAATCGTCCCCATTGCCGCCCCCTCTCGGCTCGAAGTCTGGCTCGTCGTGCGAGTCCTGCGACTCGATGAGCCGCTTTCTCTCGTCTGTCAGCTCGCCCATGGCTAGCCCTCCTTCGGCTCGGTGTAGTTCATCGCCTGCTCGCTGTCTCCCACGCCAGCCGTGGTCGGGTCGGCCACGATGCCCATGATCGCGAGCAGGGTGAAGACCGTGCCGACGATGGCTGTCAGCTGGTCTTGGAGCTGCCCGAAGTCGAGGGCGACGCCGAAGAGCCCCGCCACCTGCTGGATGAGGAGCAGGACCGCGGGAATCAGCGCGACCCAGAAGGCCTTGTTCTTCGCTCGTACTCTCCAATTGATGCTCATGAGTTCCTCCGTCTCTACTCTTCGTCGCCTCGGCCGAATTGCTCCTTCAGCGCGAAGCCGTACAGCTTCCAAAGCTGGTCGCGAAGGTGTTCGCGACAGATACCGACTCCAATTTCGCGGTCGTAGTTCTTCGGGTCGACGCAGCCAGACTGGTCGCTGATGGTGAAGCCGTTCGGCAGGTTCCACGCCACGATGGTGATGCCGGGGAACGGCTCCCAGACCTCCTCAAGGCATTGCGCCTGGATAGCATCGATGTCCTCATTGGTCAGTTTGTTTTTCATTTTCATTGGGTTCCTCCAATCTTCATGTCTTCCAGTCTTTCAACTCTCTCCGCAAGCTCGTCGTGCCGCTTCCAGGCGGTCGCCGCGTCGGTCTCAAGCTTGTACGTGCGCTCGACGACGCTGTTGTGCTTTTCGACCTTGGTTGACAGCCCGTCCATCTTGGTCTCAAGCACCGACAAGCGGTTAGAGATGGCCACGTACGTGCCGCACGCCGCGAGCACCGCGGACATCACCGCCGACGCGATGGGGATTACTAGCGTTGACATCTCAAGCTCGATCACGCGCACCGCCTAAGCCCTGAGGTACGTGACGGACCAGATCTCGTTGTTGCTGACGGCCTCGGTCATCTGCACGATCATGTCCCCGTCGCGCCCGAGCGTGCCCGACATGGCGGGAGCCTTCCAAACCGAGTTGCGCCCGAAGACGACGCCAGCCTGGTACTTCGCCTTCGGGCACCCCGTCAGGGTCGCGCTAAGCCAACCTGCCTCGTAGGCGTTGATGCGCCCCGCCATGAAGACGAGCCCTCCGCATGCCGTGCACACGTCGACCGAGATGCGCCCGTCGGAAGAGCTCACGGCGTAGCTCGCCTGCCCGAGCGAGGCGAGCGGCGCGACCGCCTCGAAGAGCCTGACTGGCGCCCCTGCGTTGATGCCGTCGAGCGGGATGCGCCAAAGCTTGAGGTCGTTGGCCGTCGCCTCCGGGTCGGCCGCCGTGTCCGCGGAGGGCGTGCCCTTGATCACGACGGGAGTGATGCTCTCGATGCCGCTCCCGTCCTTGGCGTAGCGAGCCACCACGAGGTCGTTGCGCTTCTGCCCCTGCGTGCCGGACTGGATGGTCAGGCTGACGGCCGCCTGGTTCCAGAAACGCTTCCCGCCTACCATGCCGACGCCCGTGCCGACGAGGCACGTGTTCGCGTTCGTCATTACCGCCTTGAAGTCGTCGCCCCACCGCATCACGCAGTCGCGCTTGCCGATGGTGGCCTCGTTGAGCGCCGCCAGGTCGTCGCTTGAGATGTGAGGCGTGCCGAAGCACGCGTCTACAGCCTCGAATGCCATGTCATTCCGTCCTTTCGTAGAGAAACGCGCCCGTCGAGGGCCTTTCGACCCAGGTCCCGCCGTACAGCGTCCCCGGGTTGGTGTGGATAGTCGTCATGTAGACGCACCCGACGGGGTGCGCCGCCAGAAAGCCCGCGGCCGACGGCGCGGGCGCCAGGCCGTCGACCTTCTCCGCGATCATGGCGTCGACCATGGCGCGCAGCTGGGCGAACGCCTCGGGCCCCATCAGGCCGCGCGAGCCGCCCATCAGGCGAACCAGACCTTGACGTCGTTGGCGGTCACGTAGTCGACGTTGCTCTGGATGACGTCGAAGTCGGTGTCCGAGACGGAGGCTCCCTTCGCCGTGTTGGCGATGATCATGTCGCCGCTCTCGCACTGCTGCCCGGCGTACTCGCCGGCGGTCCGCACGAACCAGTACCAGCCGGGCTTGTAGGCCGTCTTCACGATCTCGGTGTAGCTGTTCGCCGCGCCCTGGTAGGCGGCGGCGCTGGTGACGGCGGCGTTGACCGCGTTCTGCACGAAGGCCGTGGTCGCGAGCTGCGTGTTGTTGCTGCCCGCCGTCGGCGTCGGGGCGGTCGGCGAGCCTGTGAGTTGGGGCGATGCCAGAGGCGCCTTCTTGCCGAGCTCCGCGCTGACGGCCTTGTTCTGGACGGGGTTGGCGCTGGTCGACGACAGCGCCGAGTCGATGGTCGGGTAGGGCGGCACCTGCCACGTGCCGTCGCTTCGGAGGTAGCGCGTGGCCGTGCCCATCGCCGGAGCCGGCACCAGGCCGCGCGAGCCCGCCGCCGAGGCGGTGGCCCCCTTGAAGTCGCCGTAGGTGGTGTCCTTCTCCGCCTGCCATTGCGCCGTGCCGTCGCTCGCCCACGCGAGGACCTGGCCTGCCGCTCCGCCCGCCGGGATGTGCTTGTTGCCCGGGGTCGTCGGGTGAGAGTAGTTGTTCGCGCCAGCCTCCACGCCGTCGAGCTTCTTCTTGTCGGCCGCCGTCATGAGACCGTGCGCGCTCTGGGTCGCGTCGGCGTAGGTGGTGTTCGTGTCCTTGTAGTAGGGCACGCCGTCGATGATGGGGGCCGGGGTGTAGCCGGCCGCGCTCGCCACGTCGCTGGTCGTCTTCACGCCGCCGAGCGTCCCCTTGCCAGCGGTGGGCAGGACGTAGTTGTTCGCGCCCGCCGCCACGCCGTCGAGCTTCGCCTTGTCGGCGGAGGCCATCGCGCCCGGCGCGCTCTGGCTCGCCGTCGGGATGGTCGCCGTGCCGATGATGGCCGGGGACGACTGCCCGTTCTTGAGCTGGATCTGCAGGCCGCTTATGGCGATGCCGGCCGCGAAGTTGCTCCGCGTCTGCACCGCCATCTCGCGCCCGGCGTCCTCGCTGAGCACGCGCCCTGTGGACGTCGAGCTCGCCGCATCGTAGGGCACGTCCGTGGGGAGGTTCCCATTTGCCATGTTGTTCCTTCCTCTCTCATGCGAACCATGCGTTCGCGTCGCCTGCGCCGGCGCACTCCACGCCGACGGTGACCCGCCGCTCCGCCTTCTGGACCGTCACGGGGTATGCGGCGGCCACATCGCCGACGGTGCCGGCGGCAAGGTCCCCGACGGCCTTGCGCGCCTCGTCGGCCTTGGACTCCACGGCCGCGAGCGCCTCGGCGTCGACCTCTGCCGAGAACGTGTAGTCGCTCAGGGTTAAACGCTGCTGCTGGTCTTGGTGGTGGTCTCGCTGCCGACCTCGTAGCTGTACGTGGCCACGCCGCGCGAGACCTTCACGATCTTCTTCGCCACGGTGGCCGTTACCATGCGCCCGTGGGCGTTGTCCCGCGCCGAGATGACGTCGCCCACGTCCACGTCGATGTCGTCGTGGGCTTCCACCTCGACGCTGCCGCGCGTCTGGTATTCCTGGAGCTTCTTGCGGCCTTCCTCCTCCAGCTTCTCCTCGTCGGCGTTGCTGTAGTCGTACAGGGCCGCTATCTCGTCCACGCCGAAAAGGCTCTGGGTGTGGCTGACGTTGCCCGCCGCGTCGGCGAAGAAGTGGACTACCGCGCGATCCTCCAGCTCGCCCTTGCCCGCGCAGATCAGGTGGTTCACGCAGCGGTGCACCGAGGTGAGCGTGAAGTCGAGCAGGTCGCTGTCCACCTTGCTCGCGTAGTCCACCGCGGGCGGCAGCGAAATCTCCACCTTGCCGCCCTTGCGGCGCATGGCCACCTTGCGGCCGTTGGCCTTCGCGAGGGCTTTCAGGCCGCTGTATCCGTCGCAGAACCGTTCGAAGGTGTGGCTCACCTGCGAATCGTCAGCGGCGGCGGAGAACAGGCCGTCGAGGCCCATGCGCCCGATGAGCGACGCGAGCACATCGCCCGCCTTGCCGCTCACGGACAGGTAGCCGCTGCCCGAATCGGGAAGCAGGCGCTTGCCCGCTAGGACGCCGTGCCATGTGCGGCCCTTGCACGTCACCGTGCCCGTCGCCTCGCGGCCCGCCTCGTAGCTCGCCTCGTCCACCACGCCGCCGTACTCGCTCCCGTCCACGAAAACGAGCTGCCCCTCCGCCGGCGCGAGCCCCTCCGCGCACGTCAGCTCGAATGCGTTCTCGTCGCTGCCGAAGGCCAGGTCGAGCTCGAAGTCCAGCAGCTCGCGGAGGTCCCCGCGCTCGGGGTCGTGCACGACTAGGACCATGGCGGCTCCCCCTCCTCCTCGTACCACGTCAGGTCGAAGCCGAACGAGCGGTCCCACTCGACCTCGTGGTCGCCCGGCGATACGGGCTGGAAGATGTACTCGCCGCCGCCAAGGCCATCGCCGCGCCGCGCCTTCGAGAAGACGTCGACGGCCGAGCCGTCGGCGTTGACGAGCGTCACCGAGCGCGGGGAGGCCAGCGGGTCGACGACCAGGTGGCCGCCTTCCGGCACCACGGCTTCGACGCGGTACAGGTTGCCGTCGATGCGCACGGACGGGTCGATGCACGGCCCGTAGAAGACGAGCCGCAGAGGCGTCTCGACCCACTCTCCCGCGTCGAAGCGAGTGCGCGGCGATGGTGCCGCAAGGTCGTGCGGCAGGTCGCAGGGCAGGTCGAGGGAGTCGCCGTCGCCCTGGGTCGCGGTAAACGGCTCGAAGGACACCGTGTGCCCGCGCCGCCACACTCCGTCGAGGAGCACGACGGTCAGCTTCGCCGCCATGTGCGCCCGCGAGATGGACGAGGGGTCGGCGGCGGTGATGTAGGCGCGCTGCGTCCATCCGTCGATCGCGAGCGTCCCGGGCGTGCCCTTGGACATGTCCCTGTCGGCGAGCCTGCGCAGCTCGTCGGCGACGGCCAGGTCGAGGAACGTCACCGACAGCGAGCACTCGCGCGCCGCCCTGGTCGCGGCGGCGATGGAGCGGTATCCGATGGAATAGCCCCATTCGCGCCCCCTCACGCCCTCCGCGGTGCCGGCGAGGGCGGAGCGGCAGTCGAGGCAGACCTCGGCCGCGCCCGTTCCCGATACGTAGGAGAGCCTATGCATATGCCGCCGCCTTCCTGACCTTGCGGCCGAACTCCTTCTCCCCCATGACGGGAGTGCAGTCGGCGATGATCGCTGGGAGGTTGCGCGAGAGCCACGCGATTACCTCGGAGCCGCCGCCGTCCGCCTCGATGCCCTCGCCGATCCCCCGGAGCACGGACGGCCGCAGCGGCACGACCGCCTCGGGCCCTGCCTCGCCGACGCCGATCACCGACGCCGAGCTGAAGACGCCGCCCTTCGCGTACCAGTCGACCGCCACGGACGGGACCGACCCCGACTCGGGGTCGAACCTGCCGTCGAGGCGGAAGTGCGGCAGCGCGCCCACCTCCATCCTCGGGATGGTGAGTCGCATAGACGACACCGTAGCGCTCATGAGAGCGCAGGCCGCCGACACCGCGGAGGCAGCGGCGGCGGAAGAGCTACTGGCCGAGCTCGCGAAGTCGGAGAAGGAGGACTGCCCCGCCGTCGCCATCGACTGCGCGGCCATCTTCGTCTGGTCGAGGCCGCTGCGAGCCTCCTCCGTGGCCGACTCGACCGCCGACCCCATCGAGCCGACGGCGCCCGACGCCGAGGAGCATGCGCCCGCGAACGACTCCATCGCGGGAGTGCCCGCGAGCAGCCCCGGCACGGCGGCTGCCGCCGCCGCGGCGAGGGCCGCGACGCCGCCCGCGGCTCCCGGCGCGGAGTCGGCGACCGTCGGGAGCGCCGACCCCATCGCCTCGAAGCCGCCCGCGGCGAGCAAAACCGAGGCCGCGATGACCGTCATGCCCGCCGCGAGGGCTCCGACTCCGACGGCGAGCGCGGCGATGCCGACCGCGAGGACCAGGACGCCCGCGCCCAGGACCAGCGTCGCCGCCGCTGCTGCGACGACGCCCACGGCGAGCGCGGCGAGCCCGACGGCCGCCGCGAGCGAGCCTGCGCCGAGCGCGAGCATCCCCGCGCCGAGCGCCGCTATGCCGACCGCGGCGGACGCGCCGTATGCGGACACGAGAGGCAGCATCGGCGCGAGGGCTGCGATGCCGCCGGTGGCGAGCAGGATTCCCGCGCCCACCATGAGCACCGCCGCGCCGAACGCGACCAGGCCGACCGCGCCCGCGGTGAGGGCGGTGCCAAGGGCCGCGGCCCCGAGCGCGAGGGCCGCGACGGCGGCCACCATGACGAGCATCGCGACGGCGGCTCCAGGGCCCGCCGAAGCCACCTGGATGGCGGCGGTCGCCAAGAGCAGGATGCCCGCCGCCGCCAGGGCGACGCCAGCGCCCACCAGGAGCACCGCCGCGCCAAGCGCGAGGACCTGCCTCGCGGACAGGCTGGCGGCCGTGCCCGCAGCCGTCTCGCCTCCGGCCATGGCGGTCAGCCCGCCGGCGGCGAAGGTCGACAGCGTCGAGACCGCTGTCAGCGTGCCCGAGAGGGACTTGACTGCGCCGGCGACGGCGGAGGCGGCCTTCATCGCCACGAACCCGACCGCGAGGGCGCGGACGGCGGGGGCCGCTTTGGCGGCGTTGTCCTTCAGCCACGCCGCGCCGTCGGCAACCTTCTGGACGATGGGGTGCGCGGCGTCCAGCGCGGACTTCAGCGTGTCCGCTGCCCCCACCGCGTCGCCCGCCCCCGGCTCGATGCCGAGGACAGCGGCGGCGAGGTTCCCCACGGCCCCCATCGCGTCGAGCGCCGCCCCGCCGAGGAGCGACAAGCCGTCGGAGAGCGCCTGGATCGCGCCGTTGTCCTGGCATTTCGCGAGGAAGTCGGCCACGGAGTCGCCGATGCCGTCGATTACGTCTCCCGCCGCGGACATGCCGCCCGTGATGATGGGCTTGAAGGCGTCGAGCACCTTCGTCCCAGCCGAGACGGCGGACGCCTCCAGGTTGCCCATCGCGCCCTCGATCGTCGCCGTCGAGGTCGCCGCCTCCTTGGCGACGTCGGTCATGCCGAGCTGCATGATCGCCTGGTTGAACTCGTCGGCGGAGATCTCGCCCTTCTCCATGGCGTCGCGGAAGTTGCCCGTGTAGGCTCCGTTCGCCCTCATGGCCTCCTGGAGCTTGCCCGACGCGCCGGGGATGGCGTCGGCGAGCTGGTTCCAGTTCTCGGTCGTGAGCTTCCCCGCGCCCGCGGTCTGCGTCATGACCATGGAGACCGACTTGAAGGTGTCGGCGTTGCCGCCCGCGACGGCGTTGAGGTTGCCAGCCGCCTCGGAGAGCTGGGCGTAGTCGTCCACGCCGTTTGCCGCGAGCTGCGCGGTCGTGTTGCGGATGTCGCCGAGGTCGTAGATGGTATCGTCGGCGTACTTCTGGGTGGACGCCGTCAGGGCATCGATGGTCGAGGAGTCCACGTCGCCGAAGCTCAGCGTGCTCGCGAACTTCTGCGCGGAGTCGGACACGCCCGCAATCTTGCCCGAAAGCGATGACAGCGCGCCGAACAGCTTGGCGCCGATCGCAGATGCCGCTCCGCCAACCGCGCCGGCAACGACCGCCATCTTCGCGCTGAAGCCGCTCGCGGCAGCCGAGCCAGACCTGAACTCGCCCGACAGGCTCTTGACCGTGCCGGCAAGCCCGCCTAGCGCCGATTTCGGCTGCTTGGAGGCGTTGGCGAGCCTGCTCTGCGCGGACGCGAGCCTCTCCTCAGCCTCCTTTGCGTTCTCGGACGCCCTTTCCTGGTTGTACTTCGCCTGGATGAGGTTCCGCTCCGCGCTAATCGCCTGCGAAGAGCTCGATCCGTACTTCGCAAGCGTCTCGTTGTACTTTGCCTGCGCCGCCTCGGTGGACAGCGTCGCGGTCTTGGCGGAGACCATCGCCGATTTGAGGTCCGCCGCCGCAGTGTCGGCCTGGGCTTGCAGGGCTTTGAGGGCGTCACCGTTCGCCGACGAGGAAAGCCCCGAGGAGAACGCCTCGCCCGCTCCCGTCCCGGCGCTCTTGAACTTCGAGAGCAGGCCGCCGGACGCGGGGTTCGCCCCGTCGGCGAACGACTTCGAGAACGCGGCGCCGCCGGACGCTCCCGCGCTGCCGAGGCCCTTGTTGACCTTCGCCGCGAAGCCGCTCATGCTCGGCATGATGGTCACGGACGCCGAGCCGACGTTTACTGATGGCATTTACGCACCCCCTTCGTGCATTCCGAGGATCGTGTCTATCTCTTCGCGCGCGGCGAGCGCGCTGTCGCGGCGGCGCTCCGCGTCGGCCCGCTCGGCGGGAGTGCGCAGCGGCTTCGGCCTGTTGCGGTTGCGCTGGCCGTCCTTGGTCCGCTGCCAGACGAGCACGTCGAGCGCGTGCACCGCCATCGCGAGCATGTACTCGGCCTCGCTCCACCTGAGCTCCGGGGACTGGCGGCGAGCCGTGCGCGACTCCCGCGGAAGCGCGTACCAGAGCATCGACCAGCGGGAGCAGTCCTCGTCGGTCGGCTCGATGGGCAGGTCGATCCCGTAGAACTGCCTGAAGTCCGCCACCACGTCGGCGCGGTTGTCGAGCCAGTCGCGCGCGAAGGACGTCAGTTTTTTGGGGCGACGGCCTCGGCGACCGCCGACGTGAAAGCCTGCCAGTCGTCGCTCGTGCACCCGAGCTCGTCGGGCATCTCGCCGTCCTCCCCGGGGATGCGCCCGATGTACTCGACGACCCTCCCGCAGCAGATGAGGTTCATCGCCTCGTTCGCCGCGCGCGGGTCCTTGTCGCCGAGGTTGAGCGCCGTCTGAACCTTGAGCGACGCGAAGGCGGTCTTGTCGACGTCGAACTCCTGGCCGCGGAACCCGACCTGCACCACTTCGTGCTTCTTCTTCTCCATGCTCTCCTCCAAAAAAGAAAAGGCGGGGCGCTAATCCCCGCCGAATGGTTTCCGTCTGCCGTGCTCTACGCGGTCGCCGTGGTCTCGGTCGACTCGAAGTAGTCGTAGCAGGTGTTGCCCTGCTCGTCGGTGAGGTACTTCATCGTGAGCGCGCGCTGGCACAGCTCGGAGCTCGCGATGGTGAGGTCGTCCAGCTCGGAGGACTTGCCCGCGGGCACGACCTTGCGCCAGCGGCGCCCGTTCTTCAGCACGAGCTCCAGCACGTAGGAGAAGGTGTCGTGGCTGTTCGAGTTGTGCTTCACCGTGATGACGCCGTTCGCGTCGGTCACGTTATTCTCGCCGTACTGGCGCTTGAGCGTCTCGGCCTTGATCTCTGCCAGGGTGAGCTGCGCGGACTCGACTCGGTTGGAGTTGGTGGAGTCCATGACGTCGCCGTTCATGTCGGCGAGATCGTCGGAGTCCTCGTCGACGGTCTCCACGTAGCCGTCCTCGCTGATGAAGCCCAGGCACTTGAACGCGGGGTCGAGCTTGGTCTTGATGTCGGTCGGCAGCGCCGTGCCCACGGGCGCGGAGAAGATGTAGCCGCCCTTCACGCCCTTGGCGGAGCTCACGTTCGCCTGGTTGTTGGTGTTGGTATCTGCCATGTGGCAGGCTCCTTCCTGTTACTCGCAGACCCAGACCTGGATCTGCACGATGTAGCGAGAGCGCCCCGTGTCGGGGTCGTTCTGCCTGTAGCAATTGGTCACTTCGGGGTTGAAGATGTTCGGCTCCTCGTCGAGGTCCGCCGCCGCGGCCTTCACAGCCTCGGCGAGCGCGCGGGCCCTCTTGCGCTCCTTCTTCTTGGCCCAGCAGTCCACGGCGAGCTGGCACGGCTCGAACATGGAGCCGCCCCCGCCTATCAGCTCTACGCTTATGAACGAGTCGGGCGCGGATTCGGGAACCTCCACGAAGCCCTTGACGCCGACCGCCTGCGCGATCCTCCGCGCGACCACAGCTTCCACGTCCATGCCTACCCCCTTGCCGCGCCGAGCGCCTTGGACAGCGTCTTGCGCTTTGCTTCCGAATACCTTGCCTGGTCCGTCTCCGTGCGGACGACGCGCCCGCGTGCGAGCTTGCCCTCGATCTCCTTGACCTCATGGCCCTCGTATCGGTACTTGCCGTCCGACAGCGCGGAGTCGGCGGCGGCCTTCACGGCGTCCGCCTTCCCCTCGATCACCGCCTGGACCTGCTCCGAGTTCATAAGCGCGGCGTAGCCCGCGCGGTTCGGCTTGAACCTACCCATCGGCCCTCGCCACCTCTACGGCCATGTTCCAGAGGCCTGGCGTCGCCGCCTCGGTCGTGCGCTGCGGGTCGCCCACGACGCCGAAGACCTCGCCGCGCACCTCCACCGAGCAGCCGCGCAGGTCGCCCTTGTACGTCTTCGGGAAGTGCAGCGTGTAGGCGATCCGAACGCCGTTCGGGCGCTCCGCCCCGAGGTCTGAGGTCGACCCCGGGCACACGACGCAGCGCACCGCCTCGCGCGACGCCTCCGAGCCGACCGGCTCGCCGAGGTCGTCGAGCGCCGCCGCCTCGCGGATTACCGCGACCTCCTCGTCGGGGATGAGGCTAACCACGGTCCGCCCCCGTCATCGCGTCGATGCTGCCGATCCTGCACCCGGCAAGCCCGAGCCGCTTCAGGTCGGACTTCCCGAGCCAGAGGTCGCCCGTGGGGTTCGCGAAGTTCACGGAAGCGTTGTAGATCCCCGCGGTCTGGCTGAGCTGGCTCGCGCCGGCCATGCCGAACGGCACGTTCACCGCGCGGGAGACGACGGAGCACGCGACGGAGCACGCGGCGCGGTCGAACGCGGGGTGGTCGCCCGCCTTGTACCCGCCCCACGCCGACTCGTACGCGGCGAGCAGGGCGTCGCTCGCGTCCGCCAGGAGCGCGGAGACCCTGTCCCCGTCGCCGTCGGCAACCGCGCCGTACCTCAGCTCGTAGTCGGCGAGCGTCGCGAACGGCGCGCTCACAGCTGCTCCAAAAGCTCGGCGAGCTGCGCCTTCGTCGCCTTCTTCGGCGCGAAGCCGCCCCTGGCCTCGATCTCTGACCGCAGCTGCGCGGCGGTCATCTCCCGAGGCGGCTCGTGCTCGGCCTGCGCGGGCCCCTCGGGCTGGGCGGCCTTCTCGGCGGCTTCGTCCGCTTCGGCTTCGTCGCACTCTTCCAGCTCCTGCTCGGGCGTATCGACGTAGCCCGCGGCGGACAGCTCGGCGAACCTCTCCGCGGTCAGCTCGACCTCGTCGCCCGTGCGGTGGACCTCCAGGGTCTCGCGGTCGCGGTACGGGTACGTTACGGTTGCTCTCATGTCTGCTCCTTCTTTACGCCGTCGCGGCGATGGTGCCCTTCACGATGAAGTCGACGTATTCGGCGAAGAACACGAAGCCCGTGTAGGCGACGGTGTCGTAGGTGATGGAATTGAGTGTCGCGGAGTGGGAGACGGAGATGAGGCCGCTCTCGTCCGTGTAGAAGTCGAAGAGGTCGTCGCCGTCGGTGGGCGCGGTGTAGACCTTGATGTTGCTCTTCACCGTGGCGTAGACGGTGCCTGCGGTGACGGTGCCCGTGGAGACGAGCGTTCCGAGCCCCGCCCAGTTCTCGATGTAGGAGATGCCGAAGGCGGAGAGCACCTCGGACTCGCCGATCTGCTTGGCGAAGTCCAGCGGGTTGACGAAGAAGACGGCCTCCACGTCGCCGAAGCCGTAGTCCTCGACGGCGTTGGAGAGCGTCGCCCACGCGGTCGCGGCGGTCGCGGTGAGGCTCTTGCCGGTGACGGCGGTCACGCCCTCGCCGCCGAGCACGCCCACGAGGCTCTTCTTGATGTCTCGCTGGATGTCGGAGAGCATCGCCGCGTCGGTCTTGTCCACGGCCGCGTCGTATCCGCGCTTCTTGATCTCCTGCAGGGTGGTCTGCTTGCGGTACGGCTTGATTTCCACCTCGTAGGTCGTCACGTCCGCCCAGGTGTAGGTGGACACGGGGATGGCCTGCCCCTCGGTGTACTCCTCGGTGGCGAGCTTGCCGGTGATCTTCTTGTGGTGCAGGGTCTCGCCTGCTGCCGCCTTGATCGGCTCGCACGCGGAGAGCATCATCGAGAGCTTGGTGATGGACTTCGTGAAGGTGTCCACGAGGTCGACGTTGCGCGCTGCGGCGAGGGTCTTGATGTCGGGCATGTTTGCCCCTTTCTCCCCTTACTTGAAGAGGTCGATGTTGGCCGCGATGGCGGCCATGCGTTCCTTCTTGTCCTCGATTCCGAGGATCTCCTTCTTGGATGGCCTGGTCGGCTTCTGCTTGATGCCCGCCTCGGGCACGAGCGGCGCGCCGCCCTGCGGCTTCGCGATGGCGGCGATCGCCTCCGCCTGCTCGGTGAGCGCGTCCTCGTCGGCGCCGCTCAACGTCGCCACGATGGCCCGGTCGAGGCCCGTCGCCTTCGCGACCGAGTCGACCAGCGCGGCGCGCGCAGACGCCGCCTTGAGGTCGCCGTTCTCCTTCTCGAGCGCGGCGATGCGCTCCTCGATGGTCGGGTCGGGCTTTCCCTGGGACTGCTTCAGGGCGTTGAGCTGCTCAAGGTTGTCCTTCGAGCGCTTCTCCCATTTGCGGGACTCCTTGACGGCGTCCTCGTAGAGGGCCTTGTAGTCCTTCGGCTGCGCATCGCCCGCCCCCTGCTGCGGGTCGGTCTGCCCCTGCTGCGGCTGCTGCCCGTTCTGGGCCTGGGTAGCGTTGTTCTCCATGCCTGCCTCCTTCTCGCGCCGTGCGGCGCTCCATCTCGCCCCGTGCGGGGCACGTCCTGTATGAAAAAAGCCACCCGTGCGGATGGCTTGAATCAACAAAGGCCCCGAGACGGGGCCATTGCGGATTGTCTTTTGTCTTGTGTTTGCTTGCTTCGGCGCCCGCGCGTCAGATGCGCGACGCGGCGGCCTGGACCGCGGCGGAGAGGGCGACGTCGAATGCGTGCCCGGCGAAATCCGCGGCCTTGCGCATGCGCGAGTTCTCTCCCACGTATATCGACCCGTCCATCGTGATGGCCGGGTCGAACATGACGGCCAGGCTCGGCGAGTCGATGACGACGCCCGAGAATCCGTCGAAAGCGAAGCCCTCGACGTACCCCCTGTCTCTTATACACATCTCCTCGACTGGAGGCTCCTGGCAACCGAGCCGAAATACGCCTCGTTGCATCCGACGAGCTGTCGCAGCGCTGCGATATCAACCTTCTTGCCGTTCTTCATGCATCGGTAGAGATACGAGAGAATCTTGAAGGCTAAAACTTCGAAATCATCTGATGCCATGCGTTCCTCCTTTGTAAAGCTCAACGGCCTTACCTGCAATTGTTGGTCGAGGCGGCGGGATTCGAACCCGCACGGGCTTGCGCCCGCCAGCCTCTGAAACTGGCGCGTCTGCCTGTTCCGCCACGCCCCGATGGCACCAGGCCGAGGAGTCGAACCCCGACATTCGGTTTTGGAGACCGATGCTCTTCCGTTAAGCGAGCCTGGTGTGCATAATATGAACTGAAAAGCCCTTGGCGTGCTGGATAGCTAACCTAGGGCTTCTCTGTTCAATATGGCTTGATTGTGATAGACTTGTATTAGGTAAATTTGCTTATAAAGCTGCGGTACGCCCCGACCTTCGAATCGGGACACGGCCGCAGCTTTATTTGTCATTCAAAATCCTAACAGCCCCGCTGCTCGAGACAACAATGAACACCTCTCTGGGCCGTCTTCTCTTTTCAAGAGCTACACACGTTTCATCGAGTCCATCTTCGTTCCCCTCATTGGTGAAAACACATCTAGATGGCGATGAGAGTCCGAGCTTGAACCATTTGATTCGCGCCCTTTTTACCTGATTGCTGACCGAGCTAGCGCAATTTGTAAGGTTTTTCATTTCCCAAAGTTCGCCATTCATGGATATGTCCAGATTTGCGGGAGCATGGGGGTCTTCATCTATTGTTTCGATGTCGAAGCCATTCAGCAGGAGATAATCGATTCCCGCCTTTTCGTGCTCCTCGAGCGAATCTCGCGATTTTACGTATTTTACTGACCCGAGTTTCTTTCCCGCAATCGAACCGAATTCAACCCTTAACGCTCTTTCTTTAAGCTCCTTCTTATTCGAAGCAGAAAGGTCCTCCGACGAGTCTATCTGCTTAATCACTCTATATCGCTCGCGCAGCTCCTTCGGGCTGACCCCATCGACCAGCTCGACGGATTTATGCAGATGACCCTTTACGAGCTCGTAAAACTTCGGCGTGGCATCAGCGTTGCCGAGAATCTTCTCGCCGAGCACGCTCGCCTCGACGATCTCCGCAGCCGACCTGCGCGATTCGAGATATTCGTAGAAGTCGGAGACGTCCCTGAACCCGTGGGCCTTAGCCTCTGCATCCAGGCGGGCCCCCGCCGATATCCAGCCGCTGCTCGCGCGCCCGGCCTTACGCATGTGCGCCGACGGGTTGGTCTCCCTGACCTTCTCCGGCAGCTCCCCGCCGTCCAAGACCAGGCGCTTCATCTCGTCCCGCTCTGCCGAGCTCAGCCCTTCGGTGGCATCGATTTTCTCGAACTTCCACCATTTCCCATACAACTCCCGCGGCTTGACCCCCTGCACCAGCTCGGCGTCGGGGTCGCCCTCGAAGCTGGGGACCACCTTGCAGTCGCACCCGCGGTGGAAGTGTTTCCATTCGCCTGCGGTCTTTCGCGTGTGGTAGACAGCGCCGCGGCTCGCGAGCATGAGGCAGAACGTGCAGGTCTCGAAGCCCGTCGGCACGCGGGCGAACATCGCGCCCTTGTCCCTGTCGCGCCCCACGTTGGCGACGATCGTCTCGTTCAGGCTCCTGAACGCGTCGTTCCTGGCGAACTCGCCGCACGCCCTCGCGAACGCCGCGTCGCCCTCCTTCGCGAGCTTCTTCGCCTGGTAGCGCGCCACGTCGTCCACCGACCCCGGCTCGTAGACCGTCATGGTGACGGCCTGCTTGAGCCTCGCGCCGCCCTGCTCCGCGCGGTAGTCGTACCACTGCGACGCGAACTCCGCCGCCTTGTCGTCGTACGCCTGCACGAAGCCCTCCATGATGAGCTTCGCCGCCTCGCGCTTCTCGGCTACGGAGGCCCCCTCGTGGGAGCGGCACCACCCGAGGACGCGCTGCTCCACGGCGGAGGCCGCGCCGTCGCCGATCTTGGCGGCCCCGCGGTTGTACGCCTCGAACTCCTCCGCGCTAATCATCTGACGGCTCCTCGCCGCCTCCCGACGCCTCGCGCACGCCCGCCATCAGGTCGAGCGCCGCCGCCTTCGTGACGTTGCGCCTGATCTCGGACGAGACGTTGCGCGTCTCGTCGTCGTCCAGTCCGTTCAGCCGCCAGAAGGTCGGCGTGCCCGCGAAACCGTCCACCACGGACGCCAGCTTGATCGAGCTGTCGGTCTGCTGCGCGAGCGTGGGCATCGCGGGGTTGAGGAAGTTCACCGACACGTCGCAGGCCTCCTCGGCCTCGGCGTAGCTCTCTCCGAGCTCGGTCGCGACGGCCGCGATCGCCACGCGAGAGAGCGCCGCCTTCGCCTCCTTGATGAAGCTCTTGCACTTGAGGATGAGCGGGGAGTTCTCCAGGTAGATCGCGTCGGCGCTGCTCGGGTTGTCGCTCACGATGCCGAACTGCCCCACGTGGATGCCCGTCGCCGCGCTCATGCGCTTGCAGAGGTTCGCGAAGTGCTCGGTCATCGGCTGCATGCTGGGCTGCGCGAGCTGGCCGAACTGGGGTATGTCGCCGTCGGAGTTCTTGGTCACCTCGAAGATGGAGCCGATGAACGCGCTCCACTTCGTCTTGTCCGCGAACGCGTCGCCGTCGGTGCCGAGCAGGTACTTCTGGGTCGACGCGGCGAACGCGGCGGCCACCTCCTCGTTGACGCCCGCGCGCATGGCGCAGTCAATGAGCCAGCGCACCTCCGAGTTGATGCGCGACACGCCGAAGGGGCGGTCGTCGTCGGGGTTGTAGGGCATCACGAACATCGGCACGATGCCCAGGCCGTGCTCCACGTACTCTGCGGACCACCTGCCCCAATCGTCGGCCTTCAGGCGGACGAGGCGGTCGGGGAGCATGACGTCGACCCAGTTCGGCCGGTTCGTCCTGCGCCCGCGCTCCTTAGCGAACGAGACCACCCACATGCCTGCGGACAGGCACTCGCCCACGTCGTCCCATATGCCCGTGCAGAGCGTCGGCGGGTACGCCGCGATCCGCGCGTGACCGTCGTCGTCAGCTGTCACCGCCCACATGCTGAAGCAGTACTTGAGCGCCGAGTTGACCGCCTTCCCGACGCGCGTGCTCATGCAGTTGCGCCTCGCGACCTGCTTGAGCAGCGTCTCCATCTCGGGGTCCTCGGGCGCGCTGAACCCGTCGAACGACACGTGGTCGCGCATCACCTCGACGCACTTGTAGCCCCAGCCGCAGGCGACCTCCAGGCCCTGCAGCGAGTCGGGGACGGCGATGCCGAGGTCCTTCAGCATGTTCCGCGCCTCGTAGTACTGCGACCGCAGCATGTTCCCCCGGTAGTGGGACTGCCAGTTGTTGAGCAGCCCGAGCACCGTCTCGCGGTGCTCGGGGCGGAGGCCGTCGGCAGATGCGACGGCGTAGGGTATCGAGATTGCCATCAGGTCACTTTAGCCTTCCGCTTTGGGTTCCTCTTCGATGTGGTCAGGCCGAGCAGCGCGAGCCCAGCCGCCTCTATCGGGGCGGAGTTCTCGCCGCCGAAGCCCCAGCCGCCGCCGCGGCCGATCTCGCGGCGCGTCGCCGTCGCCGCCGACAGGTCGAGGGCGGGGCACTCGATGTGGGTGATCCCGCCCGTCCCCGCCGACTCGCAGATGAGCGCCGCCGCCGTGATGGCCTGGTCGGCCGTCGGCCTGATCACGTAGCCCCTCGGCACGCCGAGCTCCTGGAGCCTGTCGCAGAGGGCGCCCGCGCCGCTCCTGCCGTCGACGACGACGCAGCTCGCCCTGCTCGCACGCACGGCGAGCCAGCTGACGAGCCACCTGGTGCCGCGCGCGGTCGGCTCGCAGAACGGCAGCTCCCGTCGGGGCTGAACTTGACGCCGTAGGCGACCCGCTCGAACCCGCGCGGGACCGACGGGGCGGCGACGAGCGTCCCGCGCCATAGCTCCTCCCCGATGAGCGGGGGCTCGGCCTGCTCCTGCGGGGGCAGCCAATAGCCCAGGTACTCCTGGGCGATGCCCAGCGTGTCGCCCTTCATGCCGCGCACGCCGGTGCGGACGTCCTCTATCTCGACGAGCCCCTCGGCAAGCGAGGGGTTGACCTCGTACCACCGCGACTCGTCCATCGGGTCGCCGACCTCGTCGGCCCCGTACTCGAGCCAGCAGAGGTCGTCGTCGGGCGCGTCGGACCACGCCTCGCGCCGCAGCTCGGAGAAGCGGTCGGCCGCGCACCCCGCGCGGGTTGGCGTGCCTGTGTAGACGAGCTGGGAGTTCTTGTGCGGCGAGTGCGTCGTGGTGGGGTTCAGCGTCTGGGCCTGCGCCCTGGTAAGGAGCTGCGCCTCGTCGTAGAAGATCACGTCGAAGCTGTAGCCGAGCGACGCCGAGTCCGTTCTCGTCGAGAAGCACAGCACGCCGCCGTTGGTGAGCTCGAAGCTCTCCTGCGCCGTCTTCGACTTCGCGTCCTTGACGCGGCGGTTTATGGCGCGCGGCGCGTCGGGGTCGCCTGCGCGCCTGCCGAGTATCCTGCGGAAGCGCGCGAGCATCTCGCAGGTGGTCGAGTAGTTGTGGTCGGTCCACAGCACCGAGTAGCCCATCTCCAGCACGAGGAAGGCCGCCCATATGATCGCGTCGTGCGACTTGCCCGCCTGGCGGGGGACCGACAGCCCGCACCTGCGGTGCACCCACTTGCCGCGCGAGTCGAGCCGAGACCAGTCCGCGAGCGGGGTCCTCTGCCAGTCGCCGACGCCGTAGCCGATGAGCTTCGCGAAATCGACGACCTCGTCGAGGAGGTCGACGCGCCCGAGCGGCGACGAGACGTGCCTACGGGGGAGGCATCTTCGCGGCGATCCTGGCGGCGATGGAGTCGAGCGCTCCGGCGACGGGGTCACCTCCATCTCCGCCCTCCAATCTGCCTATCTCCTCGATGGTCGCGCGGTACTCGCGCGCGAGCCCCGCCACCGCCTGCGGCGGCGCGTCGTTGAGCGCGGCGCGCAGCATCCCACGCAGCTCCACGAGCCTCTCGGCGGTCGTCTCGGGCTCGTCGGGCGGGGACGCGCCTGGGCAAGCCCCCTGGGCATCCGCCGCGGTCTCGGTGACCCCGAGCTGGGGGAACATCGAGACGATCGACTTCCGCTCGGAGTCGTTGAGCTTTCTGACTCTCCCCATCGGGGCACTCCCCCTTCCTCGTGGAGCTGGGTAAGCTGGGTCCTTGTGAGAAAAAACGGCGCAATGCCCACGGGCGAGCCGTCCGGGGGGCGGGGAGGGGCACCCCCCACCCTCACCAGCGGCGCGAGGTCAGGCAGCCGAGGTCGACGGGCCTCGGACCGTGCGCGCCGGCGGCGGCGGCCCTGATCGCCCCCTCCGTCGCGGTGGGGACGGGCAGCGGCCCGCCCGAGCCGTCCGCCGCCGGCGCGCGGCCGGCGCGCTGCGGGTCGGCGGTCTTCGCCGGCGTCCTGTTCCCGCGCCGCTCGTTGCAGATCCTGTGGGCGGGCGCGACGTTGCCCGGGTCGATGGGCGAGCCGCCCTTGGACACGGGCACGATCTCGTCGACCTCGAAGCTCATCGGGTGCCCGGCGGGCAGCGAGTAGTCGATCGCGCCGCCGCACAGCCAGCACGGCCCGCCCTGCGCCTTGAGCCACGCGCGGACCTTGCGGCGGGCGTGGCCGTTCGCGTAGCGCGACCTCGTGGCCAACTACCCTCGCCCCTTGCCCTCGCGCGGGCGGGGCCGCATCCCGGCGTCGAGCTCGCGGAGCATCCCGCACGAGAGGCAGTAGCCTACGCGGCGAACCATCGCGCCCCCCTCGCCGTTGCGACGGCGACCGCGTGGAGCATGGCGTGCGCGATCTCGGTGTCGTGGGCTGACGCGATGCGCCCGAGCTCTAGGATTGTCATAGGCAGCCGCCCCCGTTTCATGGCACGAAAAAAGCCGCATGCCATGCGGCGTGCGGCTTCCTGGGTTCCTCGCTTGAATTCTGGCCTACATGATAGCGCGTCCCCTTTGGACGTTTTTGCCCTATTTTCGGAAATTTCCCGTCCCGCAGGCCCTCTAGGGCTGCGGGGGCGCGCCGTCGCTCGGCTTCGCGCCGAGCCGCTCCATCTCGTCGAAGGCCTTCTCGAGCGCGCGGTAGTAGAGCTTGTAGACCGCGCCCTCGCTGATCGCGTGGCGCCTGTCGTGCTCGATGAAGCGCCTCACGTCGCAGATGCGCATGCCCTCGACGTGCACCATCTCCAGGACCTCTCCCCAGAGCTGGTTCCGCTCCGCCACGGCGGCGATCACGTCGCTCCTCGCCGTGTACAGGCGGGTGAGCCTGTCGCGCTCGACCATCAGGTCGTCCGCGTGGCCCATCATCTCGATCGCGCCCTGCGCGACCTTGTCGGTCGTGCCGCCGTTGCCGCACGGCGCGCCGAAGCCCGCAGTCATCCTGCACGCGCGCGAGTACGCGCGCTCGTAGTCCTCGTACGCCCTCTCGGCCTGGGAGACCAGGACGAGGTAGCTGGAGAGGTACGCCTTGGCCTTGCGCTGCTTGTCGTTCAAGATATCTCGCTTCCGCGAACGTTTCCTTACAGATGTTAAGTATACACCGACCGCCGCCGCGCCAGCCCGTCACCCCGACTTCCTCATCTCGTCCAGCCCGGGCTTGGCGAGCATGAACTTGTAGAGAGTCTCCGCGCGGACGCGGACGCGCTTCCCGTGGAGCAGCGCGTCGACCACCTGCCTGTCGCACCCTATGCGGCGCGCCATCTCGGCGGCGCTCACGCCGTGCGACCTGTACGATCGCAGCTGCTCGGCCATCCAGGACGCGTCCACCCTCTGGGCCTGAGACAGCCGCCTCTGCCCCTTGATCGAGCAGAGCCTGTCCTTGAGCTCGCGGCGGCACCGCTTGACGGGCCTGCCCGTCCTCCAATGGCGGCACATGAGCCCGTGGAGCGTGGAGTGGGGGACGCCCGCCAGGCGCTCCATCTCGGCGTAGGTGTAGCCCTGGGCCTGCAGCTGCCGAACCTTGGCGCGCACGGGCTCGGCGTCCACGAACCCGGTCGGCCTGCCGTAGCCCCGGGTCCTCGCCCGCCCCCTCTCGTAGGCCGCCCTCGCGGCCTTGCAGGCGTCGCATCGGCACCCCGCGACGTAGCGCCCGTTCGACGCGCGGCCGCAGTCGGCGAGGCCCTGGGTCTCCTCGCGCAGCCTGTCGCGCTTGCGCTGCTCGCGGACGACGAACTTCGCGCCGCCCTCGCCGCGAGGCCGCGTCACTCGCCCCTCACCTCCTCGGCGAGCCTGGCGACGTACCAAGCCGCCTTCTGCAGGTCCTCGTAGGGCCTGCCCTTCAGCCGGTAGCGCCAGAGGTACTTCATCGCGTTGCCCTGCAGGTAGCCCTCGTAGTGCTCGCCGCACGCCGCCTTGATGGCGTCGATGCACTCGATGTCCCCGCCCGTGTAGTGCGCGGGGTGGTTCACGCTGTCGCTCACTCCGACGCCTCCTTCCTCTTCCGAATGCGACGCACCCGCTCGTTCGCGAGTATCGCCTCGCGGTGCTCGCGGTAGTAGGCGCGCCTCTTCGCCAGTATCTCTTCGCGGTGGGCCGCGCGGTATCGGTCCGCCATGGCCTTGCGCTTGGCCCTGAACTCGGGGTCGGAGGCGTACCGCGCACGGTGCCTGTCGCTCACCAGGGCGGCGTTTCTGCGGTACCACTCGCGCTTCCGCTCGCGCTCAAGCTCCTTCGCAGCCTCGTCGAGCCGCGCGCGGTCATCGCCTTCCATCGCCCTCTCCCTCCCCCGTTCTCAAAGAATTACCTGTTCTTTCCGAAGCGCCCGTGCCGAACACGTACGTCCGCAGGGCGCGACGTGCCCTTTCGACCTCCGCCGCCGCGAGCTCGCCGCGCTCGTTTTTGGCAGGGTTTTGGCACAGCCCGAGGACCTCGCCGACGGTGACGCGCTCGGCCTCGAAGAGATCGCCCCGAGTCATCCGGCCACCTCCGCCCCGCACTCCGGGCAATGCGTAAATCCGAGGTCGTAAGGCCACACGGCACCGCACAGCTCGCACACGAACTCCGGCTTCTCCGACAAGTTGCGCGTCACCGGCCGGTCGATAAGCTCCGCAAGCAGGTCGAAGAAGCAATCCCCATCAGGCAGGCACTCCTCGACGGCTTTCAGGTACTGGCTCTGATACAGGATTATGTCCTGCGGGAAGAAGCTGCGCACGCCGAAGAACTCGCTCTTCTTTTCGCGCAGCTTTGCCGCAACCTCACGGCGCTCCTTGTCGCTAATCATCGTCGCCCTCCTCAATCGGCTTGAAGTCGCACCAGCGCGTACCGCGAACCGACGATGCGTCGAGTTCGTCGTAGTGCACACCGCTCGTCCGATCCGTATAGCCGATAACGCGCGGGTTCGTGCAGCCGTAGTGCGAGCATCCTCTTCCAAGATCAAGCGTCGCATGCTTGCACTCACGGCACGACGACGTGTGGACGCAGCGCCAGTGCCTGATGGGATGCTTCCATTTACTAATCCTCATACAGCACCGCCAGCCCATACGCGACAGCAGCATCGTGTTCTATACGACATCCACGTGCGTTCTTCCAGCCTTTGCAGAAGTACACAGCATGGCATTTGCTCATGTTTTCCAATGACTTTGCCAAGTAGCAAAGCGGCACCTGCACCACACCGCGTTCGGCCATCGCCTCCCTGCTGTACCATTCGTCGGTGAACAAGGTGTTCACGAACTCGTAGCCAATCTCCTCCAGCTCAGCCTTCGCCCTCTCACGGGTCTCCGCGATCTCACCGTCGGTCTTGCCAGCCATCGGCTGGCTGATCATCACCTTCATTTCTTTTCCTTTCTAATTGAGGAGCTCTTATCGTCCACTTCGTCTCGGCACCTCTCGCACACCTCGCCGACGCGCTTCTTGTTGTCTTTCCAGAATTCGCGGGGGTAGCACGTAAAGAACGGATTGGTGTACGTTTTGCCGCATCTTGCGCACGTCCATTCAAACGGGTCGCAGCTCATTCGCCCACCGCCTTCCTGATTCGCGCAGCCCAGTCGGTCACGCCGTCCACGTCGGCTGCGTCGCACTCGTCGGCGACTGCCAAGATCTCGTCGAGGTCAACCTTCCTCTTCGGCATCTCGCCCCACCCGTAGACCGTGCCGCTGTCCGTCTCGGTCGCGTACGGCGTCGGCGCGTCGTCGGGCATCTCGATGAGGTACCAGCTCATCCTTACTCACCCGCCTTCGCGAGCGCCTTCGCGCGGCGCATCATCTCGACCTTGTCGACCTCGCCGACCTTGACGGCCATGTCGAGGTCCTCGCCCCACTGGCGCCAGCTGTCGGGGCGCTCGTGGGTCAGCTTCTCCGGGTTCACCATCAGCGAACCCCGTACCTTCTCGTCTATGATGTCCACGAAGGCCCCGCCTGGCTCGAAGCCGATGTCCTTTACGGCGTACCTCACGCCAGCCCCTCCGACGAAGTAAACGGTGTCGCCAACCTTGATTGGCACGCCGTCGGCATCGAGCACCTCGGGCGCGGGGCGCGCGGGGCGCTCGCCGTACTTCCCGTAGAGCCTGCCGCTCATATCCTCGCGATCGCACCAGAGCGCCCAGCCGTCGGCGTAGAAGGTCGCATCGCAGACCAGCATGGTCTTGCCTTCGAACTCGATCTCGTCGCCCACCTTCACCAGCTCGCCGTCCTCGAACCTCGGCCACTCCATGCCCTCTGGCAGCGCACGCTCGGCGACCACGGCGTCACCTCGCCGAGAGCCTGAGCGCGGCGGCTGCGCACAGCAGGGCGAGGACGAGCGCCGCCGCCTGCCTGCTCACGCGACCGCCCCCCTGTCGAACGACGCGAGGCACTTCGGGCAGTCCCAGCGGCCGCTCTGCGTGTTCTTGAACATCCGCGCTCCGCACTTCGGGCAGGTCGCCCAGGCCTTGCGCTTGGCCTCGCCGCGGCGCTTGAGCCCGTCGCGGCGGCACCAGCCCTCGGCGGCCGCGCGCCAGTCCCGCATCGGGTTCTTCCCGACCTTCCAGCCGTTCGAGGCGTAGAACGCGACGAACCGCTCGGCGTCGATGGGCCAGCCCTCGGCGGCCGCCCATTCCTTGACCTCGGCGAGGGAGGGGGGCGCGAACGCGCCGGCTTTCTTTACCTCCCCTTTAGGGGAGGTTTCTTTATCTCCCTCTCCCTCTTTAATAGACGGCTCCGATTTTGCTCCGCCTTCGCTCGCGCCTTTGCTCTCCGTTGTGCCCGCGCTTTGCTTCGCCGTTTGCTTGGCCGCTTGCTTCGCCGTTTGCTTGGCCGCTTGCTTCGCCTTTTGCTTGCCGTTTTGCTTGCCGCATTCGCTGCGCTTGGTCGAGAGGATGACGCGGTCTCGGAAGGCAACGAAGAGCGATCTGCTCACGCCCTTGAGCGGAGTCTGCTCCCCTTCGAAGAACAGCCGCGCGAGCGAGCCGATCACCTCGTCCTGCGTCTTGCGCGGGAGCTCGCTCACCGCCTCCCACATGTCGTCCTGGATGTAGAAGCCCATGATGCCAGCCTCCTAGAACGGTATCTCGTCGTCGTACACCGACGCCGAGAGCACGGGCGCGGGGCCTGTCGGCGCGGGCGCGGGCTGCGGCTGCCGCCGGGGGGCCTCAGCATCGCCTCCCCCGCCCATGAGCTCGATGCCCTCGACGACCACCTCCAGCTTCGAGCGGCGCTGCCCGTCGCGCTCCCACTGGCTCCATCGCAGCCTGCCCTCGATAGCGACCTTCGAGCCCTTCGACAGGCGGCGCTCCATGGCCTGCGCGTAGGGGCCGAACATGGTGCAGTCCACGTAGTTCGGCACGTCCTCCCACTCGCCCGTCTGCTGGTTCCTGCGGCGGTCGTTCACCGCCACCCCGAGCCCCATCACGGCAAGGCCGCCCGCGGTGCTCCTCATCTCCGGGTCGCGCGTCAGGCGCCCGCAAATCATCACCCTGTTGATGCTCATCTCTCGTCCCTCCTAGTGGGATGAAACCTGTAGTTCCTGTTCGCCGTGGGCTGCGACCTGATGAACTCCGAGATCGCCTCCCACGTGCTCGGCGTGCAGTCGAGCTCGACCCAGTAGCGGTACACCGGCTCGGGCTCGACTGCCGACTCCTCGGCGACCCACTCCGACGCCGCGCGCCGCGCCCTGTCGAGCGACTCCCGCCAGCTCACGGCGTGCCCCCAGCCATCGATGCGGCCTCGGCGAACGCCTGCGCCGCCGCTGCGTCGCGCCCCGGCAGCACGTGCCCGTAGAGCTCGAGCGTCGTGGCCACCTTCGCGTGGCCGAGCCGCTCCATGACCGTCTTCGGGTCGACGCCCCGCAGGAGCAGCCACGTCGCGTGCGTGTGGCGCAGCGTGTGGAACGACGTGCCCCTCTGCAGGCCGAGCTCGTCGCGCAGGCCCGAGAACCAGGCCGACACGGCCGACGGCCTCAAGAACCCGCCGTCGGCATCGAGCACCTCGGGCGCGGGGCGCGCGGGGCGCTCGCCGTACTT